TTTAGGGGGGCGGCTATTGACCGCCTCGCCGCCTATGAGGACACCGGATTGACGCCGGAGAAAGTAGAGATACTTTCTTGCAGCTATCCCAAAATTTTTGATATGGTAGATGAACTAAATGAATATCGAGATATTGGCACTATCAAGCATCTACAAAAACTTGTAAAAGCCGAGCAGGACGGGCGGCAGGTGGTGCTGCCGTGTAAGGTGGGAGATACCGTCTATGTTATAGCAAAATGCGATTGGGTCCGCCGCAGCCTTGATGGAACAATGTACAGCGCAAACGGAGCCCTTGGCACTGGAACCGGCTACTACTGTGCCTTTGATGGTTGTGAAGACGATTGTCCTCTTGCCGTAGGTAAAGACGAGTGCGACCAAAGCGGATATGCCGTTTTTGAAGAAATGGTTGACTATGTTGGAGCTTCATATAACTCAGAAACGGGCATGGTTGAGCCAATTGTAAGAACTGAGAACCTTATCCGGTTCTTGGGAAATAAAATTTATCTAACCCCCGAAGAAGCCGAGGCGGCGCTTGCCGAGGAAGAAGGCAAGACAAGTAAATGATAAAATACTCTGAGAAACTGGAACAATATGAGCAAAAAGCTTATGATGCCGGATATGGCGCGGATTGGCTGGCCGATGTTGGAGAAAATGTCAAGTTTTATGCCATGTTGTGTGAGTCAAAAGGCGAATCCCCTACTTTTGACGGATTAATGCAACACATAGAAAAACTGTAAGGAGGCTTGAAAATGCAAATAAAAATCCCTGACTTAAAAAAAGGCTGTACATTTTGGATTACGGAAAACTTTGCAGCGGCGGAAGCTGTCACGAACGCTCTGAATATGTACGAGCGAACTTATGCGAAAAACCCGGAATTTATAATTCCTAAGGAGGTAGGCGCTCACCCGGTAGGCATATATGCCTATGAAAAAAGCGAACTCCTGGGAGGAATTACCTATTACGCGCATAACGACTGGATTTTCCTCCTCTGTGGCTATGTGTGGCCGGAATGGAGGGAACGGGGAATCTATCGGACAATGATCGAAACGCTGGCTGAGAAGTTAAAGGTTGTTGGAATATCGGGGATATTTGCTTCTACCTATGACTGGGAGGCTCCGGAAGTTTATGAAGCATTAGGTTTTACCCGCGGAGCGATCCTCCGGAATTGCCCCAAAGGGAATACCTCTATTGACTACTACAAGGAGATCTGAAAATGCCTGAGTACATAGAACGGAAATTATTATTAAAAGGACTACGCAAAGAGCACAGAGAGTGTGAAAAGGACTGGGAAAAAATGGGCGGTGAATCCATTCTGCTTGCGGAAGGAGTTGAAAGCGCAATTGACATTGTAAAAGGCTTCCCCGCCGCCGACGTTGCCCCGGTGGCACATGGGCGGTGGATTCACACGGATTCTCACCTGTGGTATAAGACCGACGATGGGAGAATTGATGAATGGAGGCTTGATGTGGATTACCATAATGGCCCTGAGTGTCAGGTTTGTGGCTATACTCCTTGTATGCATTGTCACCCGGACTACATGGAAGACAAATGCCCTAAAGGCCATTATATCTGTTCAGAATGTGCAAATGAATCTGTTGATGGGCATGAAAAATTTTGCCCCAACTGCGGGGCGAAGATGGACTTGGAGGAGAGGTGACGGATTATGAACATCACTTGTAATATTTGCGGAAAGAATTTTGAGCTTGAACGACCAGATCTCATAGAGCAGCGAATTGACGATCTAAATATTCAGTATTACGTCTGTCCGCACTGTGGGAAAAAATATATCGTATTCGCTGCCGATGTCGAAATGTTGGGGTTGGTTCAACTCCGAGAGGAATATGAAAGGAAAATCCGCACAGCAGTGCTCAAGAAATTCCGAAGGAAGATCATTGAAGAATGGATAAGGAAAAACGATGAATTCAAGCTCAGACAACTTCGATTGCTGCCAACGCTGAAAAAGCGTGCCGCAGGGCTGCTGGAGAAAGCCAATGACTACAATTTGAAATAAGCAGCACCCATGAAATTATCAAAGACAGTAAGCTGATACCGGAGAAGTAAAAAGAGAAGTCCTCTGCAAGGTGCATCGGACCTCACATCTATAACACTTTTAGAATAACAAAACTAAGATAACTTTGTAACAGAAAGAGGTGCGATCCGATGAATTTGCAGGAACTTAATGAACACTGGCGGAAAGTCGAAGCACTTAGACGTGATCGGGAACTATTGCTTTCTGTGCAGCAAGCAATAGCGCCGAGGGGGCAAAACTTGACGGGAATGCCTCATACACCGAGGGTTAGTGACAAGACTGGCGACCTTGCGGTAGAGCTTGCAGAAATCAAGAATCACATCTCTCAGATGGAGAAGGAAATCTATGCTGAAGAACCGGAAATTGAGGTGTTTATTTCTACCATTGAAGATGTTAGTACAAAGCTAATCTTCCGGTTGCGCTTTATTCGAGGTTATTCATGGAAAGAAGTTTCGACTGTTTTGGGAAAACATTACAACGAGGCAACAGTGAGGGCTACTTGCTACCGTTTCTTTGGTGCGAAACAGAGGCGAGTAGAAGAGGCAGAGAGCAGAGCTGACCAGACCGTTTTAGAAGGTTTCAACTGATTTCATCGTGTCACAACCGATAGCAACGAATTGCTTGAAATACAGGTAATAGTATGGTAAGGTGTATTATGTAAAATCTTACATAGCCAACGGCAGATTCATTTTGAGTCTGCCGTTATCTTTTTGGAAAGGAGGTATTTGGTCTTGCGTTTCTCCTTTGCGCAAGGCGTGGTCTGGGTTGGTTATCGGTTCGCCACCGGTAATGGTACAGGCACTAAATAAAAGGAGGAACACGAAAGTGTTTGCAACAATCAAAGAGAAATTCAAAAGAAATCCCCTGTTGTACTATGCACTGAGTGTATGCGCAACTTGGGCTGGTATCGGCTCCCTAATGAACGGCGTGGCCATGACTCAGACCTACGGAATTGCTCCGTCAGTCATTTGGGTGCTTGGCAATACCGTAGCCTGTATCGTTTTCGGCGTTGTGGCTATGAGAGTTCCGAAGGTTCGGGAAGTTTTCTGCTCCAAGCCGATGATGTGGGCCTGCGGGATAATGTGTGTATTCCAAAGCTGGCTTTCCATGAATGGCATGCAGACAGTGTTTGCTGATACCCCTATCGGGGAAACCGGCGGTGCCGTTATCGCCTACGCCACGGCAGTGGCCTTCTTGATTATTCTGTTCCATTTCGGCATGATCAGGAATGTCCTGACGGACGGTTTTGGTTGGATCATGGTCTATCTGCTGGCATTGATTGTCACCATTGCTGCCCTGATTCATTCTTGGGGACATCTCCATGAGATCTCCTGGGGACTGGATCACCAGAACATGACTGAGGGCATCTGGAAAGCAATCTTGCTGCTGCCTGGTCCTTTCACTTACCCCTATTTCTTCCGAATCCTCTCCTATAACGACAAAAACGAGGACGGAACAAACAAGGTGAACGTCATGCAAGCTTTTGCTTTGGGTGGTGTTTTCTTCGGCGTGTATATGGCGATTACTTTTCTACTGGCATGGGCGGACTTCACGCCGGCGCTGAGCATCGTCAAGGCGGTTCTGATTACCATCATCGGAATGTCCACGCTTTCTTCAGCAATGTACAGCATTTATATCGCTTTTGGCAAAAAAGTTGGGCTGGCTGTGAACGCCGGGCTTATTGTGTTTTGGCACGTTCTAGTTCCCATGGGCGTGATGGGTATGTGGACGCTGATGGCGTCAATACGAATCTATTTTGTATGCGCCGGTATTCTGGCAGCTGTAATTTGGCATCTCTGGGAGAAGCAAAAGGCGGTGAGAAGATGAAAACCGTCACAAAAAAGCTCTCAGAACTGCACCGGCCGGAAAAGAACGTTCGCATGCATACAGACAAACAGATTACGGAGTTCCGCCGATCTGTTGAAATGTTCGGGCAGATTCGTCCCATCGTTTGTGATGAAAATGGCGTGATTCTCGCCGGAAATGGTCTGTATGAAACGCTTCTTTCAATGGGTAGAGAAAGTGCGGACTGCTATGTCGTTCAGGGTCTCTCTAAAAATGAGAAGAAAAAGCTGATGATGGCAGATAATCGCATTTTCGATCTTGGCGTTGATGATCTGAAGGTGTTCGATGAACTGATAGCTGAGCTGGGAGATGACCTTGATGTCCCCGGATATGATGATGAGCTGCTTCGCTCTCTTGTCGCAGATTCCGAAGACGTGGACGAGATCATGTCGTCCTACGGTCTGATCACTGAGGAAAAGAAATCCGAAATGACCGGTGCCGCAGAGACTTATCAAAAAGAGAAGGAAATGCGGACAGTACAATCCGCAGACATTCCCGATGCCAGTACCGATCACGCTGAGGATACGCAGCCTGTTGGTAAATATGTGGTCTGTCCGAAATGCGGTGAGAAGATATGGCTGTAAAAAGATCCAAAGGTTCCATGAGCTGTGTCGATGCCGCTTTCATAAGGGTACGGAACATTTTCTCCAATGGCGTAAAGGTTTATATGAGCCTGTCAGGCGGTAAAGACTCCATCTGCATGGCTGATGTGGTTTACAAGCTGATCCAGCGAGGTGAAATCGATGCTGGACAGCTCACCTGTATATTTGTTGACGAGGAAGCAATTTATGACTGCTCGATCGATGCAATGAAATTCTGGCGCAAGAAATTCCTTATGGCCGGCGCTAAGTTTAATTGGTATTGCCTGCCGCTTAAACAGGTGTCTTGCTTCAATATGCTCACGAATGACGAGAGCTGGATTACATGGGAGCCGGGAAAGGAAGATATTTGGGTACGGAAGCCTCCTGCTTTCGCCATCATGTCCAGTCCGTACATGACGAGAGTAGGAAGTATGAATTATCAGACCTTTCTTCCTCGGATTACAAAAGATGGAATCATGATGACCGGTGTCCGTGCGGCAGAATCTCTACAGCGGCTCCAGTACATGAGTTCTCTCAACCTCGGCCGACAAGGCATTACAGGATCGAACACTATCTACCCCATCTATGACTGGACCGACAACGATGTATGGATGTATATCCGTGACAATCACCTCGATATTCCAGAAGCCTATTTGTGGATTTATCAAGCCGGGGAGAATCGTCATTCTCTGCGGATTTCCAATTTCTTTGCCTGTGATAGCCTTCGAGGTTTGAAGCATGTAGCTGAAACAGATCCTGATCTCTGGCAAAGAATTGAACGACGGGAGCCGAATGCCTACATGACCCTGCTCTACTGGGACACAGAATGGTACAAACGAAACTCTCGTACCAGGCGGCAAAACGAAGCTGGCGACACCCGGGATTATAAAGAGCTGGTGCGTAAAATGCTTTTTGAGGATTTTAACCGCCAATTCACCAATAGTACCACCCGCCGCGTAGCGACACAATACCGGCATTGCTATACCAAAGTAGATGGAATGGCGAGGCCGAAAGATTACAAGCGAATGTACGATGCGCTGATTGCTGGAGACCCCAAGCTCCGAACTTTGCGTGCTGTATATCAGAATGTCTTCAGTGCCTACGCCGAATATGCGAAGCAGTTTCGTGTGGAAGGTGGTGAAAGCAATGGCTGATATTGACCTGTTTGCACCGCTGGGATCTCTGCAATGGGTGGATCGCTTACAACTGCATGCCAATGACTATAACCCCAATAAAGTCAGCGAGGAAAATCTAAAGCTACTCATTCAATCTATAATGACCAACGGTTGGACCTTACCGATTGTCTGCCGTCCGGATCTGACGATCATAGACGGTTTTCACCGATGGACAGTATCAGGAAGAGAACCCCTGCTGACAAAGCTGGGCGGCAAGGTGCCTGTAGTCATCGTGGATCACCATGGAGATCGCAGTGAAGATATGTACGGTACCATTACGCATAATCGTGCTAGAGGTACGCACCTGTTAGAGCCGATGAAAGCAATAGTAAAAGATTTGCTTGATGAAAAGAAAAGCGTCAAAGAGATCAGTAAGCAGCTAGGTATGCGCCCGGAAGAAATTTTCCGGCTGTCTGATTTCTCCAAAGAAGAATTCATCAATATGATGGCACAAGGAACAATGTATAGCCGTGCTGAAATCCTATCACGTATCTGAATCGCTGAGGAAACAGCAGGATATGGCTATAAGAGCTCGTAGGAGACGGTTAGTGTTACAGACATAGTGCTGGCTGTTCCTGAAAAGCGCATAGGGTGGTTGCAATGCAGAAAAAGGTACTGTAACAGCCCCACCCCATGCGCCGCGGGCTCGACGACCCCGAAAAACACTTAGTTACCATGGCAAAAATCAGCTGTGTCCGGTCCCTGAGAGAAAAAAGAGAGGAAAGGAGAGAAAATAGCGATGAATCGGCAAAAAATCACGGAGGAAACGCTTATTTCTCCCCCTGAAATGGCTCTCATTCTTGGAATTTCTGCACGTCACCTCCGGAGGCTTGTTGAAGATGGCGTGATAGAGAAGGCCGGGAACAGCGTTTACAATATGATCGACACGATCCAAAGATATTTCGGAAGGAAGGAACAGGACAAGCAGGATGAGGACGAAAAAAAGATTGAGAGAACCAAACGTGCTGCTGACGCTTTGCTGAAGAAATCAAAAGCTGACATTGCCAAGCTGGAAGCAGACGAACTGAAAGGGAAAATGCACAGAGAAGAAGACATTGAGACTCTGGTAGGCGATATGATTTTCGCTATGCGCAGCGCCTTGCTGGCATTGCCCGGACGGCTGGCGGTTGACGTTGCCGGAGTTCAAACCCCTGCGGAGGCTTCTGCAATTATCCAGAAGGAAGTTCACCAGATCATGACAGAGCTTGCAGACTATAACTATGATCCGGCTCGATACGAAGAAAGAGTGCGTGACCGCCGGGCATGGGATATGGAGCGTGAGCTTGATGATGACTAAGGAAATTCCGAAGCGAACAGCCAGATTGGGTGCGAAACTGTATAAAAATCTTTTGCCGCCAAAAGATTTTACAGTGACGGAGTGGGCAGAAAAGAATCGGCGCCTGTCGTCAGAAAGCAGCGCAGAGCCAGGACCGTGGCGCACTGAACGCACCCCATATCTCCGGGAAATAATGGACGCCTTTTCAGACCCCAAAATACGTCATGAGGTAGTCGTGGCAGCCTCACAGGTTGGAAAAAGCGAAGTGCTGAATAACTGTATTGGTTACGTTATCGATCAAGACCCCGGTTCAATTCTGTTTGTTCACCCCACTGGCGTCGATGCAAAAGAATATTCCAAATTGCGTATAGCCCCAATGATCCGGGACTGCCCCACCTTAAAAAAGAGAATGGCACCGGAAAAGAGCAGGGACAGCGCAAATACCATACTCCAAAAGAGCTATCCGGGCGGCATTTTGACACTATGTGGCTCTACGGAAGCCCATTCCTTGGCGTCAAAGCCGATTCGGTATGTGTTTGGTGATGAAAGAGACCGCTGGGCTGTGAGCGCCGGAAACGAAGGTGACCCTTGGGATTTGGCCATGGCTCGTCAGACTACATTCTATAATGCGAAAGCGGTGGAGGTTTCAACACCTACCATCAAGGGCACAAGCAATATTGAGAAAGCCTATAACAAGGGGACAATGGAGCGCTGGAAGTCCAAATGTCCCCATTGTGGAGAATATCATGAAATCCAATGGGAGCAGATTCGCTACGAATACGAAGAAGAGGAAGTGGCAAAGGCAAAGACCTATACCGTAAAGAACGTATGGTATATTTGCCCGGGTTGCGGGTGCGTATCGGACGAAATCACGATGAAGCGGCAACCTGCCAAATGGGAGGCTGATAATCCTGCAGCACTTGCAAACGGCACACGATCCTTTTGGTTAAATGCCTTTGTGAGCCAGTGGAAAAGTTGGAATACCATCGTTCTGCAATACCTTGAGGCATTAGGCGACACTGGAAAAATGCAGGTTGTCTATAACACCTGCTTTGGCCAGTTGTGGGAGAACCGGGGCGATATTGAAGATGAAGATACCATTCTTGGCAGACGTGAGGAATACGGTGCAGAGCTGCCGGACGGTGTGCTTGTTTTGACTGCCGGTGTTGACACCCAAGATGACCGCATGGAGTACGAGATTGTTGGCCATGGTCACTTTGGAGAGACCTGGGGCATCGAGAAAGGTGTTGTATTCGGTAGACCAGACGATGAGGCGATTTGGAGACAACTCGATGAGCTGGTCTTCGACCGGGTACTTTCTTTTTCCGATGGGATACGACTTGCTGTATCCATGAAATTTGTGGACGAAGGCGGACACTTTACACAGGATGTCAGAACACAGTGTCAGAAGAGAATAGGGAAAAAAGTTTTCTGTGTGAAGGGCATGCCCGGCCCTGATAAGCCCTATACGGACGCTCCCAAGCGTCAAAAGATTGTGGTTAATCAGAGAATCATCGGGTATTGCTGGCAGTACCAAATTGGTGTAGACGCAGGCAAGCAGGTCATTATGGATAATCTGCGGGTACAAACGCCGGGTCCACGCTTTTGTCATTTTCCCCGGCGTGATGATTACGGCGGCGCCTATTTTCATGGGCTTCTGTCAGAGCATTTGGTTTACAAGTCGAATCATAAGCAACCATGGCAATGGGAAAAGATACCAGGCCATGAACGGAACGAACCGCTTGATTTACGGAACTATGCAAATGCGGCATTCAAGGCCATGCCAAAGGATCTCGATGCGATTGATCGAAAGTTAAAAATTGCGAGAGGTCAATCGGTAGCCCCGGAAAAAGCAATCCAAGCCCCAAAGGCGGTACCGCAGAAAAAGCGGAAACGCTCACGGGGAATTGACGACTACTTTGGAGAATTGTAGGTGATAGCATGATAGACCAGACTGCGGTTAAGGCCAAACTGACCTTCCGGAAAAATGCGTTGGAAAAGCTCTATGCAGCGTATTTGGCTCTGGTGGAGGGCGGCGTAAAATCCTATACCATCGACGACAGGCAGTTAACAAGGTTTGACCTTCCGGTGCTCAAAAAAGAAATCGACAAGCTCGAACAGGAAGTGGAGGAGTTGCAGGGGCAGCTTGATGGCAAGCGCCCCAGAAAAGCTCTTGGCGTTGTGCCGAGAGACTGGTAATTGGGTATAGGCTCGAAAGAGCTTTTGCCACGGGTGATCCGGCGGAGTTTTGTGGTTTTGCTCCTTACACACTCCTTTCGCCGCCGGACGCCCGTTTTATTTTACAAACAAGAGGGTGTTCCCATGGTAAAAAAGAATCAGATCCGTGGAGTGACAACTGCACCAAACGCCAAAGGCTACAGTGAAGCCGGTGCCAGTCTCACGAAGCGATCTATGAAGGGGTTCACGGCGTCCAGCGGAAGCCCAAACGAGGATATTAACTGGAACAATATGACGCTGCGTCAGCGCTCCAGAGTGCTTTATATGTCCTCCCCGGTGGCTGCTGCCGCAATAAATACAACACGCACTAAGGTAGTGGGTGTGGGATTATCCCTGCAAAGCACCATTGACAGGTCTTTGCTGGGATTGACCGAGGAAAGCGCTCGGGCGTGGCAACGCAAGACAGAGGCGGAATTTGCACTGTGGGCGTCGAAAAAGAGAGCCTGTGATGCTATCGGCATGAATGATTTTCAGGGCATGCAGCAGCTTGCACTAAAATCATGGCTGATGAACGGCGATGTTTTTGCTGTTGTGAAACACAAAGAGGGGATTCCGGAGAGCCCTTATTCTCTCAGAATTCACTTGGTTGAGGCAGACCGTATACGCACACCTACAATAAACGGCACATTACCCGGATTATCTGAAGGGGTAAACAAGGATAACGGGAATGCGATCTATGATGGTGTTGAGGTGGACAGCAGCGGCATGGTTGTGGCCTATTACATCCACAACAATTACCCCCATGAGCTTACGAAGAAGCAAGAAAAGCCTGCAAGAGTACTTGCGTATGGAAACAACACCGGCTTGCCAAATATCTTACACGTGACAGACAGTGAGCGTGCAGATCAGTACCGTGGCGTTCCCTATCTTGCTCCCGTAATCGAAACACTGCTCCAGCTCCGGCGATATACAGAAAGTGAGCTTATGGCGGCTTTGGTACAATCATTCTTTTCTGCCTGGATTGTAACGAAAACAGACCCAGCAAATATGCCGTTCAACGAGGTGGGAGATGGGCTTGCTGATGTACCAGGGGAAAACCCAAGCGGTGGAGTTTCTGAGAATGACCATGAGTACGAAATGGGTCCCGGTCAGATCAACGTCTTGGCTGAGGGTGAAGATGTGCAGTTCGGAAACCCAAACATTCCTACCTCTGGTTTTGATGTTTTTGTCAAAACCATTTGCAGAGAGATCGGCGCTGCGCTGGAATTGCCCTACGATGTCCTGATTAAGGAATTTAACAGCTCCTATTCAGCCAGCCGTGGTGCTCTTTTAGAGGCATGGGAAGCCTTCAAAATGCGCCGAGAGTGGTTTGTCAATAGTTTTTGCCAGCCAATCTACGAGATTTGGCTTGCAGAGGCAATCTCTCGTGGTCGAATCAACGCTCCCGGGTTCTTTACTGACCCGCTTATCAGGGCAGCTTATGCGAGAGCTGAATGGATCGGACCTACGCAAGGTCAGCTTGACCCGCTGAAGGAGGCGAAGGCTGCAATACTGCTCACAAGTAAAGGTATTAAAACGCATGCACAGGTGACACGGGAAATCGGAGGCGGAGACTGGGAAGCAAACGCCGAACAGGTTGTCCACGAAATGCAGGTGTTAAACTCTGCAGGTGCGGCGCCGCAGGATATTGAGATTGATGCAGATGATCCGGAGGAAGGAAGTAAGGGCGATGAGTAATCTTGAATACTTACAACTTGTTGATCCGGAAACCGTTGCAAGGGTAATTCTCAGTATTGGGAATGAAGCGTGCTCTTTTTGCCCGAAGGAATTTGAGCGCCGCTGCGACGAGCGGTGTGCTGAGGGCTTAAAAGAGTGGCTGGAAAAAGAGTGTGATCCCGAAGACGATATTTGGAAGGAGGGCTTTTAATGCCTTTTAGAAAAAATGTAAATGTCAAAAAAGCAGTTTACGCCATGGCCAGCAGGGACGGGAACAGCGCTGAAATCATCATGTATGGCGACATCTACGAGCAACAGCCCACGGATTGGGAAGGAAACCCCATTGATGGGCAGTATATTCTGCTTTCTGAGTTCCTGGAAGACCTTGAGCAGGTATCCGGTTGCAAGGAAATCACCATTCGCATGAACAGCTACGGCGGTGATGCTGGAGTCTCTAACCTCATCCATAACCGGTTGCGTGAGTTGGCCAGAGGAGGTGCCAAGTTGACCTGCATTGTAGACGGCGTTGCCATGTCCGGAGGCTCAATTATCATGTGCGCCTGCGACACCGTTAGGGTCAATCCGTCCAGCATCATTATGATTCACAAGAGCTGGACATTCCTGTTCGGCGGGTACAACGCTGACGAGATGAGAAGCATAGCGTCTCGGCAGGATTCCTGGGATCAGATGCAGGTGGAAATTTACAAGCGAAAGACAGGAATGAGTGATACTGTCATCAAACACATGATGGCAGAGACCACCTACATGACAGGGCAGGAAGCAAAAGAAAAAGGATTTGCTGACGAAATCATCGAGGACGCCGAGCCGGTAGAAATCGCTGCCAGCGCTGACGGACGGTCTCTTTTTGTACAAGGAAAGCAGATGCGCCTTGCCCCCGGAATGTTCGCTCCTGACACCATTCCTACGGTCACACCCGCAGCGAAAGCGGCGGTTGAGGCAAATAAAAATCAGCCGGCAAAAGATTCCGGCAATCAAGAAGGAGGTCAAAAATCTATGGCAAAAACCGTAGACGAGCTGCGGCAGGAAAGTCCTGCTCTGGTTCCTCAGATCGAAGAAGGAGCCCGCAGCGCTGCCACAAAGGAAGCCGGCAAAAATGCTGCCGACGCCGAGCGCAGACGTATTCAGGAAATCGATGAAATCGCTGCGCAGTTCGACCCTGCCATCGTGCAGGAAGCAAAGTATGGAGATCACCCGTGCGCTGCACAGGAACTGGCATTCCGTGCTGCCAAAGAAGCTGCCGCTCAGGGCGGAAAGTTCCTGGCAGGACTGAAAGAGGACGCAAAAGCATCCGGCACGGGTAACGTGAGTGCTGCACCTGCCTCTGACGATGAGGGCGACGGTTGCACCCTTGAACAGGCACGTGTGGACGCAAAAGCGTTCAATGAAAGCAGAAAGGAGATTCGATAACCATGAGTGAGAATCTGGTATATAAGATCGGCGAGTGCGAGCAGGATAATCTGATTGCACGCCTGTTTCCCCAGGCATTGACTATGGGGATCAAGGTTGCCGCTGGGGAAGGGCTGCTCAAGCGTGGCACCCTTTTGGCGGTAAAGGAAGACGGCACCTATGTCATTTGCGGCAAGAAGGTGACTTCCGGCGAAGGAGAATCCGCAACAACGACCACCTACGCCAATCCCAGCGCTATCCTCACCTCAGATATCGATGCCAGCGGAGCCGCTGCGGTTGCAGCTGTGGCTTACCGTAGCGGTAATTTCAATCCCAATGCGGTCATTGTCGCCGAGGATCACACCCTGTCTGCAGCAGACAAGGACGCTCTTCGGAAGTACGATATCGTGTTTACTGACATGATGGAAGCTTAACAAGGAGGAAAACCATGAATATTTATGACACTCTGTATATGCTGGCAGCTGTGGAACAGCTCGATCCCGAGCCCACGTTCTTTAAGAGCCGCTATTTCCCCACCAACCTTGAGATGGACGTATTCGGCACGTCGAAGGTGCTGGCCGATTATCGTGAGAACACAAAGGGCGCAGCTCCTTTTGTGATGCCTCGCATTGGCGCCCTGCCTGTGGGACGTACCGGATATAGCACCGCTGAGCTGGAACCCGGTAACATTTCCATCAGTATTCCCACCACCATCGATCAGCTTACAAAACGTGGCTTCGGGGAAAGCATTCTCAGTCAGGTAACGGCCGATGAACGTGCTCGGCGCCTGCTCATGGGCGATCTGCACAATCTGTCCACCCGTATTTCTCGCACCGAGGAATGGCTAGCTTGTGACACCATGCTCAACAATGGAACGGTTATGCGCCATCAGTCCGATGACCCGGAGGTCTACGAAGATGTGCCGGTGAAATTCTACGATGATAAAAACAACCCCGGCAGGTTCACTCCTGCTGCAGAATGGGAGCACAGCACTGTTGCCAATGGCATTCCTAAGCCTGGCAACTGGTATTATGACATCGTGGCGATGGTTAAGAACCTTACCAAGCGTGGCCGTCCGGCAAAGGATTTGCTGGTGGCAAATGACGTTGGGACATTCCTGATGGAGGATCCCTGGATTCTTTACATGATGGATAACCGCCGTGCTCAGTTTGGAGCCATCAATCCTGAAGCGCTGACCCCCTACGTCACTGAACTTGGCCGCTTTAACTTCGCCGGTCGCTGGCTGGACATTCTGGTGAATGATGGCGTCTTTACTGATCACAAAAAGAATGAAAAGCCTTTCCTGGCAGACGGCGGTGCCATTGTAACCGCTCCCAACTGCGGTCGTGGACTGTATGGCGCTGTGACCCAGAAGGAGATGGACAACCAGTGGCATACCTATGCCGGAATGCGTGTCCCCAATCATTTGAGCACCGTTGTGCCTCCTGCAGATGAAACCATTCTTTCTTGCCGGCCTCTCTTTGTGCCTCAGACCATGACCCCGTGGATTTCTGCCGTCAAGGTGTTTGGCTGATAACCCATAGAAAGGAGCATATACCATGATCAGAATGATTTCTGGTGTTACCCGAATTGGGAATACTACCATGACACCCGAAAGCGGCATTTTTGCCGCAGACCCGGCTATTGAAGCACGTCTTGTTGCGGCAGAGGTTGCTGAACACGCAAATGGCGGCGTTGCAACGCCCGAAAACGGGGAGTACCTCACCGTAAAGGGTGGAACTTTGTCCGATTGCGTCTCCGGCTCTACCGGGGCAAAAAGCGGCCAAAGCGAGGACACCGCAGAGCTTCAGACCGGCGAAGTCGAGGTTGACAACGCTGTGGAAATCGTCAACGGTCACATGACCTTCGATAGCCTGATGGGATTGACCCGTTCCAACATGGAAAAGATGGCAGAGGATATGGGTTTGGATATCAGAAAGTGCAAAAACAAGAGCGATATTGCAAACCTGTTATCCGCCGTGGAGGTTCAGACAGAAATCGGTGATGAGGTTGCCCCCAATTTGGGTGCAGAGGATCCCATCATATGAGTGCTTTCAGGGACATGGTGGCAAATGATATCCACGGAGTTTTCCTGCATTGTGGCGAATTTGCGGAAACTCGCACCATTGTCTATGATGGTGAGACGTATAAAGATGTGCCGGTGGTCCTCTCTGGAATGAAGGAACAAGATCGCCGACAACTTACATCTGACCACTCACAGGGAACTTTTTTGGTATCTCACGTGCTTCATTGTTCCAGAGCTGATCTGGGAGGAAATCAGCCGGAAAAAGGGCAGCGTATCAAAGTCAGTGATGAGCAATACCCGGATTACTTACGACAATATTATGTTGCGGCTTCTGTCTGTGAAATGGAAATGTTGCGGATAGAATTGGAGGCGGTTTCCGAATGATGGTACAGATCACAGCAGAACAGGTAGATCGAGTATCGAAACTGCTTTACGGGATTCCCGGCGGAGCAGAAAAAGCCCTATCTGGTGCGATCAATCGTGGACTGTCTACGGTAAGAGCTAAATCAGGTAGCGCAATATCCCAGACTTACCACATTGGCGCTGGAACTGCCAAATCAGCAGGAAACATGAAGGTACAGCAGGCAAATGGAAGCCATATTTCAGGTTCTGTATTATTTTCTGGGAACATGATATCTCTAGTTGATTTTTCTGTAGGATATAGTCAGGGTGGCTTGGTAACAGCATCTGTAAAGAAAGGTGGAAATTACTCCGAACTTCGGCATGCTTTTGTTGCCAATCTAAAGTATGGTACTCGAATCTATGAGCGCGAAACGACTGCGAGGGATAGTTCAAAACAACTATTTGGCCCGTCAATTGCTCATATGATCCGGGAGGAATCCGTGCTGGAAAATGTATCTGAGGCTGCACAGAATACTGTGAATCTGCGATTGGAGCATGAAATTACTCGAATTCTGAACGGGTATGGAGGTTAACATGACGCCAGTTGTGTTGTTAGACAGTCTGAAGGAATTTGCCGAGATTTACACAAAGGATATTATTCTACCGATTGTGCCGTCTCCCAAAATTCCTGAAGGTAAACGGTCCCCTGAAGTCTGGAAAATGCGCTTGCCAGACAGGGAGTCAGAAACAAAAAAGGCGCCTTACATTCTCTTACAGCTGATAAACGGCATCGATCAGCAAGAAGGAGGGAATTCAGAGGACAGCACATGCAACGTTAGAATCGTTGTGGGAGTGTATGCTAATGATGACAGTGAAGGAGCTCTCTATGTGCTCAATATTATCACCAGGTTACGGCAGGAACTCCTCCGGATGCGGGAAATCGGAAAGCGATTTCTCCTACGATCCCCTCTGGAATACCTTATTTACCCAGATACAAGCACGGCCCCTTTCTATTTTGGGGAAATGATGACTACCTGGGAGATGCCGACTATAAAAAGGGAGGTGCCAGAGTTATGGCAAGAGTAAAGAACGCCGCCACAGAATCTATTATCAATGAAAATATGCAGATTTCCTCTGTTGAAGAAACTGTGGAAGGGCAAAAAGATGCTGAACCAGCAGTAAAATCCAACAAAAAATCGACTTGTACCGATCAGCGGACTGCTGGTCGGTACATTTACGTAGGTCCTTCTCTGCCAGCCGGCCTGTTGAAGGCAAACAGCATTTTTATCGGCAGCAAAGACCGTGTGTTTCATGATTTGGAACGCATCACAGAGCAGTACCCGGAGGTGAAGCGCCTGATTATTCCCGTAAGTGAGCTGACTGCAACAAAGCGGGAGCTAATTTCCGGCGGAAATGCCATGAGCGCTGCTTTCAAGGTTCTCAGCAAACTCAAATAAGGAGGGTAAATTATGTCAGATTTTTTTCATGGAGTACGCTCGGTGCAGTTTAGCTCCAAGTCTACTCCAACCACTGCCATAAGCGGTATTCCTTTCGTGATTGGCACTGCTCCGGTACATACAGTATCCGGGGCAGTAAACAAACCAGTGCTGGTCAGGAGTTATGATGATGCAGCAGAGCAGTTGGGATATAGCTCCGATTGGGATCAATTTGATCTCTGTGAAGCTATGGACGGATTGTTCCGGCTGTATAACTGTAGTGCCGCAGTGTTTGTCAATGTCTTAGACCCGGGAAAGCACAAGAAGTCCGACCAGGAAAAGGAGGTAAGCTTTACCGGACACACCGCGGCTATTTCCATATTGGCTATCAAGGAAAGCGTAACGGTAAAAAGCGGGGACGTGTCTTATGTGTGCGGCGAAGACTATGAGCTTATCTATGATACCGAAAAGGGAGTCCTGGTGATTGATGCCATGAAAAATGGGGCGATCAATACAGAGGCCCCTGTCACGGTGTCCTATGACGAAGTGGATCCTTCGGCTGTAACCAAGGAGGATATCATCGGTGGTTTCGATTCCGAAACTAGAGCAACCAGCGGCATAGAGTTGGTTGACGCAGTGTTCCCGTTGTATCGAATTATCCCCGATCTTATTCTGGCTCCAAGGTGGAGCAGTCAGCCGGAAGTAGCGGCTGTTATGGCTGCAAAGGCAGAATCTATCAATACGCTATTTCCGGCAAAAGCGCTGATCGATGCTGACTGCACCAGCATATCCTACTTCAAAGACGTTCCCGGCTGGAAAAACGACAACGGGATTACCGATAAAAACCAACTCGTTTGCTGGCCCATGGCCACTCAGGCAGGAAATCGATATCATATGTCGATTCATTTGGCAGGAGTAATTGCGCAAGTGGATCGCAACAACGGCGACTGTCCCTGCGAGTCTCCTTCCAATAAGATTATGCAAGTGGACGGAACTGTGCTGTCTGATGGTACCGCGGTGGTTTTGGATATCACTCAGGCAAACCACCTTAATTCCATGGGGATTATCACGGCAATGAATTTCATCGGCGGCTATGTGGCATGGGGAAATCATATGGCCTGCTATCCTGGAAATTCTGATATCCGGTACAACTATATTACTGTTTCCCGGATGTTTGATTGGGTTGCGAAGACTCTGATCTTGACTTATTGGTCTAAGGTTGATAAGAGTATTCGCAGGCGCCTGATTGATAGCATTGTGGATGCAGTAAATCTCTGGCTGAATGGCTTAACCGGTGACGGAAAGATTTACGGCGGGCGTGTGGAATTCCGTGATGACGAGAACAGCAAAGATGATTTGCAGTCGGGAATCGCAAGATTCCATGTGTTTCTTATGACTCCTATCCCCATGCAGGAAATTGACTTTATGCTGGAGTGCGATATTTCATATATTGAATCCGCTCTGGCAGCGTAAAAAGGAGGAAATAGTATGCCCAAAGTCGGCGAATCTGTTCTGACCTTTGATGCCTACGAGGACGGTACCGATTACTACGGAATGGCGGAAGTAAAGCTGCCCGATGTATCGAACCTTACCACTACGGTATCTGGTGCTGGTATCAGCGGAAATGTAGAAGCTTCCATTCTCGGTTTTGTGGACGCTATGTCTATGACCATGAATTTCAGAACGGTGACAGAAACGTCTTTCCGGCTGGCGGAGCCGCGCAGGCACACACTGGATTTGAGAGCGGTCCAGCAGGAGGAAGATGTCACTACCGGGGAGATTACAAAACCTGTCGTAAAGTACATCGTTGTTGTAACTCCCAAGAAGCTGGGGCTTGGCACCCTGAAACCGGCCTCTCCCGCAGATGTTTCCGGCGAATACTCTGTAAGTTACATTGCAGCGTATATTAACGGAAAAAAGATGCTGGAGATCGATCCGTACAACTTCGTTTACTATGTGAACGGGACAGACTATTTGGCCGAAGTGCGTAACGCCATTGGCAAGTAGTTACACAGATAAGGCAGCCGGCGGGGAAGTTTCCCCGCCGGTGTGTTTTATCCACTTTTAGAAAATTGAAAGGAAGAAAGAAAATGAGCGAAAAAAATATCACCCCCATCAATGATGATGTCAATGCCGATGCAGTTAAGAAAGAGCTGGAAGCTGATCTCTCTGAAGTGGATTATCGGCATCATTTCAGCAAGCCCTTTGAGTGGATGGGCAAGACCTATACAACGCTGGATTTCAATTTTACGCAGTTAACAGGAAAAACCTCTCTTTCCATTTATTCGGAACTCCAGTCCAAAGGGATTATCATCATGTCTCCCAGAACCTCTCCGCACTACCAGATGATTCTGGCTTCCAAAGCCTGCGGGCTTGGTGCAGACGCATTTGAGGCGATGCCCTACCGGGATTTTGAGACGATTCTTGCAAAAACAAGAAATTTTATTCCCACTGCAGCCTTGATTTAGAAGATTTCCCATCATGGCTGCGGAGGCAGTGCCTTCTTTTGGCTATGGCAAACAATACGCCAGTATCTTTTTGGCTGGATTTGCCTTTGCCGGAACTGAGAGAGTGGATCAAGGATTCAAATAAGATTCAGGATATGTGGAAAAAGGAGCAATGATATGGCGAGCCGCAAAGAGTATGAGATGCTATTTAAGCTCAATGCGCAGGTTAATAGCGGTTATAGCAGTGCCTTTAAGGCTGCTCAAGCCAGCCTTACCCAGATGCAAAATGGGCTTCAGGCTCTTAATAGGACTCAGTCAGATATTACTTCTTATCAAAAGCAGCAAACCGCCCTTGAAAATACACGGAACAAGCTTCAGCTTTTGCAACAACAGTACGACAATATCCAGAGAGAGATTTCTGAAACAGAAGGGTTCTCTGCGTCTCTGGAAAACCGTCTGCTTTCCAAGCAGAAGCAAATCGAAAAGACCACTGAATCCATTGCACAGCAGGAAACTAAACTGGATCAGCTTGGAGACTCCCTGCAAAGGGCCGGCGTAAATACCAATAACCTAACGGAAGAAAGCCAGCGGCTGGAAGCCGAATATACTCAGCTACAACAGGAGCAAATGCAAGTAGCAGAGGAATTTAGAGACAGCGGAGAAAACGCCGGTATTTTTGGTGATAAGTCTGTCGAAGCAGTACAGTCTGTAGAATCCGCTTTGGTAGCTGCGGGAATTGCCATCATTCTCAAAGAAATTGCCGCAGAGTATCGGGAATGCGTTTCAGTAGCCGGAGATTTCGAAGAATCCATATCCAATGTGGAGGCTCTTTCTGGAGCCGGCACAGAAGAGCTTGCTGAACTATCCTCCATGGCAAAAGAACTTGGCGCAACAACTAAGTTTACTGCCAAAGAGAGCGCTGATGCCATGGGATACATGGCCATGGCGGGCTGGGACGCTCAGCAAATGCTATCCGGAATGCCCGGTGTATTACAACTGGCAGCGGCATCTGGAGAAGATTTAGCCCTTGTCTCAGATATCGTGACGGATTCTATGACTGCATTTGGCCTTACGGCAGCAGATACAAGTCGTTATGCGGATGTGTTAGCTGCTACTGCCACTAATGCCAATACCAGTGTGTCCGTGATGGGGGAAACCTTTAAGTATGCAGCGCCGGTAGCGGGAGCCTTGGGCTATTCCATTGAAGATATTTCTGTGGCAATAGGCCTTATGGCGAATGCTGGTATTAAGGGTAGCAATGCTGGTACAGCATTGCGCAATACCTTCAACGGACTATTGGAAGGGGTTACACTGACTGGATCAGCCATTGGCGAAGTAGAAGTTTCTGCAGTGCAGGCTGATGGCACGATGATGGATTTCGGAACTACGATTGATACTCTGCGTGGATATTTTGAGCAGATGACGGCTGCGGAACGTACCAGCAATGCCATGGCTATTGCTGGTCAGCGCGGCTATGCTGGCTTACTATCGATTCTGAACGCTACCGATGCGGATTATACCAAACTCACCACCAGTATCAACAACTGTAGTGGCGCCGCAGAGCGTATGGCAAACATAAAGCTTGACAATATGAATGGTCAGCTCACTTTGCTCAATTCAGCGTGGGAGGCGGTACAGACCACAGTTGGGGAGCAGTTTACTCCCATGTTGCAGGAGTTGTATGGGACAGGGGCGAATGTGCTCTCACAAATTAACGCCTTTTTGCAGGCTAATCCCGTAGTGATCAAAGTGATTACTGCCCTGGCTATAGGTGTTGGTTCTGTGGCTGCCGCATTGGCGGCATATATCCTTGTTGCTAAGGCTGCTACTGCGATTCAAAATGCCTTGAATACAAGTATGATAGCTAACCCCGCTGTTGCTTTAATTGGGGCGTTTATAGGTCTCACTACTGCAGCGGCCGCCTTGGGAATCATGCTATCAGAGGCAAAAAACGACCAAGAGGAGTTAACAGCTACATCAAGAGCACAGTACAACGAATTACAAGAATTAAACGCCAGATATGAAGAGATGTGTGAGCTACATCAAGAGACCAGCGCAGAAGCACAGCTTCTGAAGCGGCAAATTGATGAGTTGACTGAATCATACGAGAAAAATAAGCAAACAGTTGGAGAACTAGCAGAAGAGCAGGAAAGTGTATTAGGAGCATATCAAGAATCTGTAGAGGCGTATCAGAACACCATCAAAGAAATTGACAAGGAATCTGAGAGCAATCTAAATTTAATATCCAGATTGCAGGGGCTAATTTCTGTAGAACAGAAAAGCGTTGCTGCAAAACAGGAAATTCTCACTATTGTAGATATGCTCAACGAGGCTGTACCGGATCTTGGCCTTTCATACGATGCCGAGGCGGATAGTCTAAATCTAACTGCAGAAGCTATCAGAAACGTTGCAGCAGCCGAAGCTGAGAGAAAGAAAAATGAGGCAGATTATAAGCAGCTGCAAAATGCTATGGCACGGCGCAGTGAGCTAGAAGCTACCGCTGCTGAAGCTAGGACTGAACTGGAATCAAGGCAGAAAGAGCTTGATAAGGCGAAAGCAGATTTGGATAATGCCCGTGGTGACAACTATAATCCATATGATGTAGAACAGGTAAAATATACTCGCCAATATGCTCAGGCGGTAGAAGATGCTCAAGCTGCATTGGATCAGGCCAAAACGGCCAGTGAAGAAGCAACTGATGCCGAGGAAGGTAATGCTCAGCAAATAGAAGACCTCAGTCAAAAAATAGCAGAATATTCGCAAGCAGTGGCAGAAGCTGAATCTCCTTCCTTAGAATTGGCAGAAGCCTTAAATCCGGCTATTGAGAAAGCTCAGGAATTAGCGGAGGCATATCAGGAAGCGTATGATTCCGCTTATTCTGGAATCAGCGGGTCTTTTGGCTTATTTGATAAAGTAGCCGTCGAAGTGGAAACATCGGTGTCTGACATGATTTCCTCATTGGAATCTCAGGCATCGTATATGGCGACTTACTCTGAGAATTTGCAAAAAGCTGCTGCCATGGGGCTGTCCGAAGGCCTCATTGCTCAGTTATCCGATGGCAGCGTGGAAAGCGCCGCTTATTTACAAGAAATTGTAAATAATGGCGGTGGTAAAATCGCAGAATTGAATGCTGCTTTTGGCAAAGTAGAAGAGGGCAAGGACAAATTTGCCACAACTGTTGCTGAAATGCAGACTGATTTCAGTGAGTCTATGGACGCATTGCAGTCTGAGCTTGAAACCACAATCAGCGAAATGGATCTTAACGCAGAAGCCGCGGAAAGTGGTTATAACACCATTGAAGGATTCATTTCTGCTGCCCAAGATCCCAAAATTCTTAATCGGGTATCTCAAGCGTATGCCAATATTGCCAATGCGGCCAGTAATGCAATAGGTAGCGGATCTGGAACAACGCCTCCCCGGAAATACGCATCAGGCACTCAAAGTGCAGCTGCCGGTATTGCCCTCGTTGGTGAAGAAGGACCGGAGTTGGTTTTCTTTAATGGCGGCGAACGAGTAATGACTGCAAATGAAACTGCGGCGCTGAGAAATCGAAAGACTACGCAGGAATATATCCCTGAAGAGGATGTATCTGTGGCAATGCTGGCGCCGCAGGTCATGGCTTATTTGCAATCTATGAGGTCACCAGAATTGCCAGTGGTGTCTGCTACTCCGGCGGCAGGTAGTGGGGTGATTATCAATATTCAGCCTACCTATCATATTGAGACTACAAAGGGAGATAGTGAGGATATTGAAGAACAGCTTCAGCGACACGATGCAGTCCTGCGGGAAATGGTCAGAGAAGAGCTTGAGGAAATCGGAATCAATGCAAGGAGGGTCAGCTTTACATGAGCGTATATGTTACTAAACAAGGGGATATGTGGGACACCATTGCTTATAAGGTTACGGGTTCTACCGCTTGTACAGATAAGCTGATTGCTGCAAATTCGATATATCGAGATGTTTTCGAGTTCCCTGCTGGAATCCAAATTTTTATCCCCGATTTTGCTGTAGATAATTTGCATGACGCATTACCTCCTTGGAAGAAGGCAAAAGGATGAGCAACCAGAATCTTGCCCGTCGGACGAAAGTTATGCTGGTGTTCGGCGGGGTGGATATCACCAAAGAAATCAATCGGTATTTGATTGATTTGTCCTATACGGATAATGAATCCGATGAAGCAGACGATTTGCAAATCAAAATAGATGATCGAGAAGGCACTTGGCTGGAAAAATGGCTGGATCCTGTAGTACAAACAGCTGCTACAGCTGCTCCGGTGGAAGTGATGGTACAACAGGAATCTTCGGGGATTGCCTATAAAGTTATTGCTGACAGCGGTCTGAATATCCGGAGTGGTCCTGGAGATGGCTTCAGCAAATACGGAGTTTTACCTTATGGATCTCTGGTGGACGTGAAACATATCAAAGACGGTTGGGCAGCTATCACATATTCTGGGAGACAGGCGTATGTGATGGGAAGTTATCTTCGGAAAGTCACTGAATCAACGTCTGACGCCAGTGATTGGAGTGTAGGAGATGCAGTTGTCGTAAATGGAAGACCTCAGTATTCCAGCTATGGAACTGGTAATCCGGGCACGTCTGTTTCAAATTTTCATGGTACAATTACCCATCTTAATTCCGGAAGCGGTATCCCTTACCCTATTCATGTAGGACAGCTTGGGTGGTTTTCTGTATCTCAAGTACAGAAAGCAGGGAACACCGGAACACAACAGCTTGGAAGTTCTGCAAAAGGTGTAAAAGGTATAAAAGGGCTACATATCCAAGCATCTATCGTTCGGGAAAACTGGCAGAGTGACGGAAAGGATTCTGTGTTGGACTGCGGATCTTTTGAGCTTGATAGCATAGATTACTCCGGGCCGCCTGCTACTATTACCTTTAAGGCAACAGCTCTCCCTTTCCAATCATCTGTACGCCAAGTACGGAAAAGTAGAGCTTGGGAGAATTATAAACTTTCTGGCATAGCAGCGGAAATCGGTAAAAAGGGTGGTATGGCCTGCCTGTATGAATCTGAATTTGATCCTGAAATATCCAGAGCTGAACAGGTGGAGCAATCGGATATTTCTTTTCTCAAAGGACTATGTGAGAAATATGGAATATCTCTGAAAGCATCTGCCAATATTCTGATTCTTTTTGATCAATCGGCATATGAGGCAAGAAGTCCCGTAAAAACTATTTCAAGAGGTCCTCACGGGGAATATACCAAGTTCAAATTTAGAACTGGAAAGGCTGATACGCAGTATTCTTCATGTCATGTGAAGTATACCGACCCCTATTCGGGTAAAACCATTGAGTACACTTATACTCCCGAAACGAGAGAAAAAGACAGCAATAAAGATAGCCAGGTTTTGGAAATTCGTCGCAAAGTAACCTCTGCAGCAGAAGCAAAGAATCTTGCTCAGAAAATGCTGCGACTCAAGAACAAGTATGAATACACCGCTGATTTTACGTTGCCGGGAGATCCCGCCATGGTTGCCGGTGTTACGGTTATGCTTGAGGATTGGGGTCTGTATTCTGGGAAATATATCATAAGCCAAGCAAAGCACAACGTTGGAAGCAGTGGGTATACCACAACTATAAAGCTACGAAAGACGCTGGAGGGATATTAATGCAGACAAATCCTAAAAGTACAGTGCGCATAGGCCGGGTAAGTTCCATCAGCGGCAACACTGCCAGAGTGTTTTACCCGGATATGGAAAATATGTTATCAGGAAATCTGATTGTTTTACAGCGGCCGGTTGAATCAGACGACCATGTGCAATCAGACTGGTATCCTTGTATTGGGCAAATGGTGCTATGTCTGTACTTCCCCATGGAAGATGCAGACGGCTATATTTTAGGAGGACTGTGAATGCCTATTATGGGATCATTAGGGGACAAAATCGTTTTTTCGGTTTCGCAGGACACTGTAAACACTCTTAATAATATAAAATGGACATGTTCTTCCCGGTTCGGAGAACACAAGCGGCACATGGGGTCTGTACTTTTGGAATTCACGGGAAACGAGGTTGAAACTATCACCTTTGACTTGTTTTTTTCGGCGTTCTTAGGAGTGAAGCCCATGGATCAAGTTAAAGAGCTGCTGTATGCTACTCGCAGAGGAGAAAAACTGCTGTTTTGCATTGGCGGGAAAGGATATGGTACGTACAGGTGGGTAATTGATAATGTAAAACAGGGGTTGCAGCAATTCGATAACAATGGAAATTTAGTGGTTTCTGTAGCATCCGTTACTCTCAAATCTTACTCTGGGCGGTGATGTGCGTGAGTTTTATTGTGAAAGGGAATGATTTTCACAAAATCAATCTATCTCCAGAAACGGAGATAGATGAGATTATGCAAAACATTGCAGTTTTACTAGCTACTCCTAAAGGTAGCGTACCACTAGATCGAGATATGGGACTCCCAATGGCCTTTTTGGATAAGCCTGTTCCGGTGGCAGAAGCATTGCTTGTGGCAGAAGTGAATGAGGTCGTTCCATTGTACGAGCCGAGGGTTGTGGTGGTTAACACGACTTTTGAGTTTGACGCTGACGATCCAGGACGTATGGTTCCCATTGTGGAGGTGGAAGTAGTTGATGAGTAATACAGATTTGAGGTTTGTTGAGACCAATACCGAAATGGTAAAAACTTCTTTGATAACATCTTTTGAAAAAATAGTTGGCAGAACTCTATATCCAGCTGATCCGGAAAGATTGTTTGTGCTTTGGGTGGCGCAAATCATCGTCCAGTTACGGGTGATGATCAATGAAACTGCTCGCCAGAATCTTTCACGATATGCCAAAGGGGAAAAACTGGATGCACTGGCAGAACTATTCCACAATGTTTCCCGGCTCCCGGAAACATATGCTACAACCACTATTAGATTTTATTTCAGCACAGTTCTTGATAATGCTCAACTAATACCCGAAGGAACTCGTATAACCACTTCAAATGGAATTGTGTTTGAAACAGAGGAAGCCGCTTATGTTCCAGTTGGGTCACAGTCAGTAGAGGTTTCTGCAAAATGCCAGAAAGCGGGAGAAATCGGTAATGGGATTTTGCCAGGGCAGCTTACTCAGCTGGTGGACGGATTTCCATATTATGATCACTGTGAAAATATCACTACAAGTCAGGGCGGATCAGCGAAAGAAAACGATGAAAGCTTGTACCATCGTATGAGAGCAAGTGAAGACACATATTCAACAGCGGGACCTATGGGTGGATATGAGTATTTTGCGAAATCGGCAAGCGGCATCATTTCCGATGTGAGAGCAACTTCTCCTACTCCCGGCTGTGTAAATGTCTATCTGCTGTTGCGAGGCGGTGAGCTCCCAAACAAAGAGGTTATTGAAGCGGTACTTGAGGCGCTTAGTGATGATACAGTGCGACCTCTTACAGATCATGTTGCGGTTTTGCCTCCGGAGACTATAGGGTACAGTATAGATCTGACTTATTATGTTCCGGCTGATGCCAATGCAGAAAGTATTGCAGCTGCTGTAATAGATGCCGTCGATAAGTACAAAGCTTGGCAGAGTGAAAAGCTGGGAAGGGATATCAATCCTGACCAGCTTTTATATTTGCTCAAGCAAGCCGGCGTAAAAAGGGCAGAGATCAGACAGCCAGTATTCACCCCTGTAAGTGATGGTCGAGATCATACTGTTGTGCAGGTCGCAATGATATCTGAGGAATCCATACAAAACGGAGGATATGAAGATGATTGAAAATATCTATGAAGCAGATTTCCTTAAATCTTTACCTCCGGCTCTGCGGCACGATGAAACAATAGTTGCCTTAGCTAGAGTAATTGCCAATGAACTAAGCGTTACTGCTAGACAAACCCAGCTTGATGTCATTTATGCAAATATCGATAAGCTCCCCGAATCGGTGCTGGATGTTATTGCCTATGATTTTAAGGTGGACTGGTATGATTACGGATACACCCTGGAGGAAAAGCGAAAAACTATCAAGGATAGTTGGAATGTACATCGGAAACTGGGAACCAAATATGCTGTGGAAACAGCAATATCCGCTATATACGAAGATACCACTGTACAAGAATGGTGGGAATATGGGGGAGCTCCGTATCATTTCAAATTGATACTTGATGCAACTTACGAGGGAGTCAATCCAGAAAAGCACCAAAGGGTCCTTGATCGCGTCCAATACTACAAAAATCTCAGATCTGTACTGGAAGGTGTTGAATACTTTGATAGAGGCGCTAAAGCGGTGGAACGCCCCTTTGCTGTTTGTCTTGCCAGCGAAATGACAGACGGTGCAATAGCAATAAAATATTAGTGGAGGGAAAAGTATGGCGTGGAAAGGCGTTATTACAAATGTTGGCTCCAAGTTAGTAGAACAGTGGTACGCTGGAACAACGTTACATATAACAGCTGCTAAAACAGGTGCAGGATGCGTTGAAGATGTTGCTTTGTTAGCACAAACAGATTTAGTATCTGCCAAACAGATGGCAAGTATCGTTTCAGGAACACAAAGTGCGGAAGGATATAAGGTCAAATTACAGATCACAGCATCGGAAATCGGATATAAGCTAAATCAATATGGCATTTGGGCATCACTTGATGATAGCGAAGAAAGTTTTCTGCTAGCACTTTTCCAGAATCCAGACGGAATTACGGTGCCTTCAAAAAATGAATTCCCGGATTTTGTATATACTTTTTATGCACTATTAAGTGTTGAAAACACCGGAGAGGTAGAACTTTCTATAGACCCGACCGCATTGGTAACCTACGATACTGTACAGGAAATGCTAACCGACAAGGCAGATCTGGTAAACGGCAAGGTACCGGTAGGGCAGCTGCCGGAACTGGATTTTGACCCCTCCGGCAGCGCGGCGGCGGTGCAGGAATTGCTCACCTCTCACACGGAGAATCAGGAAAACCCCCACAGTGTGACGGCGGACCAGATAGGCGCGGTGCCTGTGACCAGAACGATAAACGGCCTGCCCCTGAGCGGGAATATCACCTTGACTCCGGAAGAGATCGGCGTAACGGCTAAACGCACCTGCACCTATGTAATCGGCACCAGCACGGCAGGCTGGACGGCGGCTGATTGTGACCATCTCTGCGATGGAGTAGATGATCAGGTGGAGATTCAGGCGGCGGTAGATGCGATACCAGCAAACGGTGGTCAAATTATAATTCTTTCGGGGAGCTATAATTTGACTGATAAAATTATCGTCAACAGCAACACAACTGTTAAAGGTTTTGGAGTTGCAACAAATCTTACATTTACTATGATCGCAACACCTTCGGCTCCGTCTGCTATAGAATTAAAAACTAACTGCATATTAAGAGATCTAAAAGTAACCTGGAATCCTCCTTCCGTTGAAAGTGGTGTGAGGGCCTCCGTAATAAAAATGTCGGAAGTGTACGGAATTACATATAACATTTGGGCGAACACGTCAAAATCTATCATAGGTATAACAGTTGCAGGAAGCTATTCCAAAGCGCTGTATTGTAGAGTGAGTGGAGCCCAAACGGGCATATTGGTGGGGAAGTACAATACGAGCGGATCAGTTTCTCCCATATCGCACAACCTTATTGAAGCTAATGGTATATCTGTTTCTTCCGTAGCGAATACCCGTGGTATAGATATGATTTCGGCTAAATTCACCTGCGTATCTGAAAATGTAATTTCGGGAGGCGATTATTGCATTAGATTACAAAGTTCTGGCAGTGAAAAAAATAAGATAGCCGGTAATCTGTGTATTTCTCCTAAAAGCTTTGGGATTGCTATTTATGGATCTCCCAAAAACCTAATTGATGGGAATTGTGTGTTTTCTGCTTCCGATCCTATGACTGCCAAAAGCATTCTTGTCAGTGGATCTAGTGGTACATATGTTTCTCAATATAATTTGATATCAAACAATTATATATATGGAAGCAACTACACAAACGAAGCAGGCTCCACTAATACCTTTGTCAACAACAAATACAACTAAGGAGGACTAGCCATGCAATACCCATTTACTATGTACGGCAGAATTGTGCAAATCCACCGTTACACAGTAGAGTACACGGAAACGGTGCCCCGGCTTGATGAGGACGGAGAAGCAACTGAAGAACAGCGCACCGAATACTGCAACACACAGGAACAGGCCGAAGCGCTGGCGGCAGCCCATGAGGGCAGTACGATCACCAAGCTTGACAGCGCAGCCTATGAATGGCTGGACGGAATCGAGGTGGCAGACGTACCCGATACCTACGCCGAAGCGGTGAAGCTGTACGAAGCAGGACAAGCCGCCTATGAAGCGGAGCTGAGTAAGCCTACCCCGGAAGAGCAAGCCGCCGCGCTGGAACAGCAGGTCACGGATCTGCAAATGGCCTTATGCGATATGTACGAGGCAATGGAGGTGATGATGTCATGATCGCCAGAGTGTATGCGGAGCTGATCCGCAAGGGAAAGAAAACGCTGGACGATGTACCAGACTCCCTCCGGGAAGCGGTGCAGGAAGAACTAAATAAGCAAGGAGCTGTAGGCGATGAATAGCCTGCGGCTCTTTCTTTTAGAGATCTTACTTAGAAAGGTGGTGATAGAAATGGCGGTAGTATATGCAACTCTGATCGTAAAAGGCAAAAAGACTTTTGCGCAGGTGCCGGACAGGCTGAAATCCGAGGTCAAGGATATCCTGATCTCTCTGGACTGTGGAGAGCTGGCAGAGTAAAAAAAGGAGGTAAATAAAGTATGGACTGGACAACAGTATTAAGCCTGCTCGGCACGCTGGTGGGGTCACTTTCCTGGATT